CACCACGGTCGCGATCTGTGCACCGATGTGATCCAACGACCACAACGCACACCCGACAAGCGTCAACGCCGTCGCCGGCAAGTCGACACCCACAGGAATCACCGCAGGCGGCCCCAGGATGCCCGGTAGTGCGAGCAACAGCACCGAGGCGGCCAGAGCCACCTGCCAGCCGTCGCCGTCGCCCAGGCGCCACAGGAACATCCCCACGGCCATCACGGGCCACGACGCCAACCACACGCGACGCCAGTGCGTCACGTTGTCGCCGCAGACCTCGGGGAGAAGCCAACGGAGGTGGAACGGCTTGGGGACCGGAATCCCCTGGGCAGCCGCTAGGTAGCGGGCAGCGTCGGGACCCACTAGGCGGCACCCGCCAGCAGCGACTGCTGCCGGTCGAAGTAGTCCTCATCGAGGAACACGCCGCCCTTGTCGTGGGTGGTCCTTATCCCGGTGTGGATGTGGAGCGGGAAACCGAGCGCAGCGGCACGAGCGCAGAACGACAAGTCCTCGCTGAACGTCGTCGGCCCCTTCGGGTGCGTGATCGGCGTAAACCAGTTCGGGCCATGCTTGTCCTGGATCGCATCGAGGACCGAACGGTGAATCAGGACGCACGCGCCACCCGTACCATCGGCCGACACCAACGCATCGCGCTCGTAGTCCGTGCGGGACACGAACCCGACACGGTCGTCGAGCTCGACAAAGTCGTAGATCGTCGGCTGCGCTCGGTAGCGGATGCCGTAGAACGAACCCTTGCCGTCGGTCTTGTGTGCGAAGCACAGGCCACCAACGAACGGGCGCACGACGGGGTCAGCAGCGGCGATCAGTCGCTCGACGGTGTCGGGGGCGAACCCCATGTCACTATCGACCATGAACAGCCACTCAGCCTGCGACTCGTTCAGCACGACCGAGGCGATCTTGTTGCGGCCATCCACGATGCCGCCAGAGCCGCACTCCTTACCCAACTTGCCATGAGCGTGCGACACAATGCGGGCACGGTTGGCGGCGTCGAAGAACAACAGCTCGGTCAGCGACTCAGCGAAACACGCGGCGTAGTGGCCGGGATGCAGGTATCCGACGGACACACTGCCGGGGATCACTTCGCAGACGCCTTGGCGACGTCGGGGTCCATCGTCGCCACGCCACGCGGCCGGCGCACACTGCGCTTCTCGCCAGGCTTGGCAGTCGCCGACTCCACGCCGTTGTCGAACGCCCACGGGAACGCACGCACGATCGGGTCGGACGTGTCGAACTCCAGACCAGGTGCCAGACGGATCGGGGTCTGTGAGTCAGGGTCGAGCACGCCACACGGCGCCAGGTCTGAACGGACACGGGCAACAGCCACGGATGGCCTCCTTGTGCATCGGCAGGGCAGGCAGGGACTGGGGTGTGTGTCGCCCTGCCAGCGACACACACCCCAGGAACTGATCCGGGGATCAGGCATCGCAGGCCACCAGTCGGTGGCCCATCAGGTCACGCGCTGGTGCGGTCCTGGAGGAGCGTGAACGCGTTGTCGTTGACGCTGTCTGCACCGTTGAAGAAGTGCATGTACCAACCGCTGCGGCCGTCAGGGAGGTTGTTGGCCGTGTTGAACAGGGTCGGGATGTACTGGATCGACGTGCCGCCCGGCTTGTCCACGATGACGTAGTTCGAGAAGTCGCCATACACGATGGCGTTGTCACGAACCGTGGTGGTCGTGGTCGACGGGGCGTCGTCAGTCTCGACAACGGGGCGACTGAGGATGTTCTCCACGTTGGCGCCACGCAGGTCCGTGCCGTAGTTGCCGGACACGGCAGTCGCAGCGGAACGGGCCAGGTCGAGCCACAGCGGGTTACCGACCCATGTGCCGTTGTTGCGGAACCGGATACCGACCGACCGCTTGACAGCCTGGAGATCGACAAGGCCGATCGTGGCAGCCGTGGTCGACGTGAGTTCACGGTTCGTGTTCGCGTCGAGAGCGGTAAAGATACCGGTCGGGGCCGAGCCAGAACCGGTCGCATGGGCAGCGCCCTCAAGGCGGTCCTTGCCGTCAGCGAACAGCATGAGCACATCGCTGGCCAGACCGTCGATGTTCTCCAGCGCCTCAACGCTTGCCATGATGAAGCCGCCCGCCTTGTAGACGGGGACGTTCGGACGGGCGAAGTCGTTGGGCGAGTCGTCGCTGACCTCGGCCAGTTCGCCGTCCCACGAGAACATCGAGCCAGCGGTCGTGATGCCGTTCCAGGACGAACCCGAGGTGAGCGTCACAACGCGCGAGATGGCGCGGATGGCGTTGCTCGAGCCGGCGTTGGTCAGGATCATGGTCGGGTCGAGGTGTGTCGGCACCAGGAAGCCACCAGCGGTGTTGGTGCCGATGGCGAGTGCGGCGCGCTCCTCGGCGGTGAGGAACATCTCACGGCCGCTGATGACCTTGCCGAACGCCGACGTGTAGGTGTCGGTCGAACGGGCGGCGACACCACGGGCCCAGGACAGATCCGACGCGTGGCGCTTAAGGAGCACCTTGGCGTACGACGAGTCGATACCCCGCTCCTCGGCGCCACGGACCACCGTGTCGGTGATCTGACGAATGTTCATGCTGCGGACGTCGTCGACCTCGGTGCGGTCAGCGGGACGGATGAACGTGGGCGACACCGGGGCGGCGGCACGCTCCTCGGCCAGGACGTCAAGTTCAGCCGCGCGGGCCAACTTGGCGTCGATGTCGTCCTTGAGCGCCTTGCTGCGGGCAGCGAGGTCGGTCAGGGTGGTGTCCTCGTCGGGGGTTGCGGAACGGGCCTCGGCCACGATGGCCTCGCCCAGCGCCTCGGCCTCGGCCTTGATCGCCTCGCGCTCCTCTTCGAGCTTGGCAGCCTGCTCGCGCAGGATCTGTGCGTACTTCATGGGGGTGTTCTCCTGTGGGAGTGGTCGTTAGTCGAACGCCGTCGCCAGGAAGGCGGTCACGGCTGCTGACGAACGGGTGGGGGGACCACCGAGTGCCACAGGCGGCTCGTTGGGGGTTGCGGGCGAAGTGCCAGTGGCGGCTTCTCCTGCGATCTGTGCCAGGTGCTGCGCTGCGCGGGACGCCTGCCCGGTGCGCGCGATCTGACGTTCGAGGTAACGATCGGTCAGCGACACAGACCGGATGCCAGCGGTCGCCAACTCGTCGGCGGGGAATGCAACCGGGCCGATCTCGTAGAGCATGACCTCGCGAATGGTGCGCTCAGGCAGCCGCTCAGGATTCCAGGCAGACGCCTTAGACGGGTCGACCCACTCTTCCTTCGTCACGCGGAAGCGGTACGAGGCGCCGAGGGTGGAGCCGAGCGAGCGGCCATCCAGGGTGCGACCGTCAAGCATCGGCACCAGGCGGTCGCGGTTGTACTCGGCATCGAGGAGCGCCACCTCGTAGTAGGGGCCGAAGTCCTCTTCACGCAGCACCTCGAACACGCCGAGCGACGCCGAACCGAAGTACGGGTCATAGCCGTGGTCGTACTGCGAGATGATGCGCCCAGCGCGCTCCTTCATCGTCTTGGCGTAGGCGCCCATCGCCACGCGCTCAAGGAACCGACCCTCGTAGTACGAGTCGATTTCGTTCCACTCGTCGAAGCGAGCGAAGTGCCCGAACAGGGTCGTCGGCATGGACGCTGCCTCGTCGTCTGCGCGCGACTCCACAGGAGCACCCAGCAGGCCACGGAACAGGTTGTCGGTGGGTGCAGTGCTCATGCGGCTGCGCCTCCATCGGTCGGGGCAGGGGGAGTGGTGGGGATGCCGGGAGCGTCAAACTCGTCGCCGTCGAACGGCGCCTCGTCCTCGATCTGGCGAATCTCGTTGACGGTCGTCGTCTTCTGCGTCAGGCGCAGGCCGTGGAGCTCGTGGCGCTCGCGCGGCGTCATCATCAGCGCAGACGATGTGTTCAGGCGCACCTTCTGCGGCTGCGGCAGGAGCGCCGTCAATGACTCCTGCATCTTCACGACCCAGAACTGCCGACGCTTCAACCGCGCCAGGTCGGCATCCGACCGGTTCGCGTACGTCATGCTCGAGCCTCCACCCGACGAACCATGATCGGCAGGGTCCTCGCGATAGATGCGACACACCTGCTCCACGCTGTAACGCATGGCGTCGATGAACTGGCTGTCCTCCGGGCTGATCTGCACCTGCGTGTACGTCACCGACTGAGGCAACACGGCAGGCTCACGGCCCCGTGTTGCCTGCAAGAACGACTGCTTGATCCGCTTCGCACCCTCTGCGCCCGGGTCCGTCTCGGGCGCCAAGATGGCCGACGGATGACCACCGGAACCGAAGAACTCCTCACCGAACTTCCCAGCAGCCAAACCGGCGCCAATCTTGTGACGGTGATACGCGATGGGCGACAGGCCATGCCACGAGCCGGGCAGGGTGTAGGCAGGAACGTGCCAGATCGGACCGATCGGCCACAGGTCCTCACGCTGACCGTTGACGTAGACAGCCACCTCGTTGTCAGCGGGACGCACGTCAGGGAACGGGATCAACTCGATACGCAACGGGTAGCGACCATCAGGCGTCGTGGCCGTCACGCGGCCGTACACGTTGCCGTCCAACAGCCACGACTCGACCACCTGATAGCGCCAGTCCAGCGCCGACACCGTGGCCGACGGGGTCACGATGATCTGCGGCGCCGGCGACACATCCTGCCGGGTGCCGTTGACGTAGCGCACCGTATCGACAGGCATCATCGCCACGTCCTGAGCAATCGACGTCACACACGACCACACGGCGTCGTGACGCATGGACGACTCACCCGACACCGCAACACCCGACGGCGTAGCGATGTCGTTGCCGAGGATTGCGTAACCGCCCGGCAGGTTCAGGACGTTGTAACGCTGCTCCGTCGGCTTCCGCTGGTCGCCGCGCAGGCGAGAGATCAAGGTCATGCTCGGTCTTCGATCAGCAGGACGCCAGCGAACGCCAGAGCGGCCACGGCGAGAAACGGGGAGACGAGCACCAGGCAGGCAAACCCGACGAGCGTGAGAACGGCTTGTGATGCGAGCGCCACGGGCTACCTCCTTTGTCGTCTAGTAGGCGAAGAACTCGGCCGGCTTGGACTTCGCAGCAGCGGCAGGCAGAGCACCCACAGCCAACGTGGCAGCGATCAACGGCGACGGATCAGACTTCGACGTCGACCGATCCCACACCCACAAGGCGCCGTCACCGATCATGCGGACACGAAGCCCGGCCACCGAGTCAGCGAACACATGCTCACCACGGTGACGAACGGCGCGCTCATGCACCATGTCAACCAGGTCAACGCAAGCGGCGCCGAACCGCTCCAACGACACCCGCTGCAACTTCTCACCCAACCGGGCCTCAACCTCGGCCACCACACTGGCGGCAGGGTCCTTACTATCGACCGCGATCGTCACCAAGCCCGAGCCCCACGACTTCACGATCCGCGGCAACGCATCCTTCAACCACGACACACCCTCCAGCCGATTGCCGTTGGCGTCGTAGCCCAACTCCTCGACATGCACCAAACCATCGGCCCGATAGCCCGCCATCACCACCGACGCACACGACCGGTCAAGAGGAGCCGACACGCCCAACACGACCGGCGACCCCTCGGCCACCCTCGCATCCGACCAGTTGCCGACAGCCTCACCGCAATGCGCCCAGGCATCCAGGGTCAACTTGACCTCCGCGCCCTTCGGCGGGGGCG